CCAGCCGCCGCGCGGTCGTGATGATCAGCGACAGGTAGCACAGCAACACCACCTCGTCGCTGCGGCCTTCGAGTAGCGCCGTCAATCCATCGGTGAATGCCTGGTCGCGGCCAGGACTGGCGCCGGGGTGCTCGCGGAAGTACCTCGCGAGGGTTGTGTCGACGGGTCCGCTCATACGCTGCCCTCCTGCCTTCGGGTCTCGTCCTCGATCAGCTCGCGGCAGGCCCGCGCGATGCTGCTGCAGCTCGCGATGATCGACCGCAGCCGGCTTTCGTAGTGGGCGTGCGCCTTAGGGAGCTCGCTCAGGGTCGCGACCACGATGCCGGCGTCGAGGCGCATCTGCCCCAGCAGAATAACCGGGTTGCTGGTCGGGCGCCTCGCGATCGCTTCCGCAAACGTGCCCTTGGGACCTTCGCCCGCCGACCGTTCCAGGGTTTCGCGCGCGGCCTCAAGGGGCGTCTGCGCTTCTGGTTCCCTCATCTCCTCGTGGGGCGGGTCTCCTGGCAGGCGCAGTCCGACCGAGCGCCGGCCACCGCTGTTCAGGCTGCCGTTCATAAGCCACCACCTTTCTGCGCAGCTAAGGCGTCGCGCAATGCGTCACTCACCCGGTCCGCGGCGGAATGCATTGCACGGGGATCTGGCCCATCAGTCTCCATTTGTTGCTCCCTTTTCTTGCAGCGCTTCCACTATCCACGCGCCGCCTGTTCTGACCTCCAACACCACCCCGGCGTCGCGCTGGTGTCCCACGAGCACCGCGGGGTGATGGATGACATAGCCGTTGAACCAGCGAATGTTGTCGTCGTGGATGACACCCGCTTTCTTGCAGCAATCGAGCACCGTGGTCCAGATCCCATCGCGGTCCTGGCGGCGGTGCAAAACGAAGTAGTGAACCTGGACCAGCGGGCTCTCGACCGGAAGGCGAGGCGCCCAGGCCTTCCGCAGCCACGCGATCGTGGCGTCCAGCAGCGCGCTGGTCTCCGTGTCGTAGTGATATGCCCGGCCGCGAGAACCCGGCGCGCGCGGCTTGAGCATGTTCTTCTTCGAGGGAATCAGAACCGGGATATGGATGCGAACCGGGTCTGTACTCACTCGCCGTCCTGTTCTACCAGTGCCTCACCCAGAGCTTGCATGGGAGACATGCCGCTATTGAAAAACAGAAAGAACAGCCCGCCCTCGCCCAGGTAAGGGCGGCGCGGACGGTTACCCCCGCATGCGTATTTCTGGCCGGGAGCGTCGAAGATGCGTTCTCGCTGCCCGAGCGAATCCAGTTCGCGCGCCCACTCATTCCAGCCGCTCATAGCCTCAGTCCGCTCCCTCCGTAGAGCGCCCGAGGTTGCCGCGCTCCACGATATCGATGGACTCAAAGGCCACGTCGCCCGTGGCGCTAGTCTGGATAAACGCGGTGAACAGCAGGAAGTCGCCGTTGGGATAGAGCAGCCGCACCAGGCGCCGCGCCGGGGGGATCTCGACCGTCTCCGCGGCGTCCTTATCGAATCTGAGCGCAGTGAACCTCATGAGGCCAGCCGGATTCGGACCTCGCGCACGAGCCGGGTCAGTGTAGGTTTGAAGGCAGCCAAGTGCCATGCAACCAGGCTATCGGTCATCTCGTCGCAGGTCGAGCAGAGATCGCCTTCGCCGCGGGCCCAGCTACAGGGCGGGTTGCAGGGCTCGCGCTCGGTGCAGCCGCAGATACGGCACTTCATGGCTTCGCCCTCCCCCTGACCAGCTCAGCGACGCCCGACACGCCGGCAGTCATAAGCGTCAGGCCCGCCAGGTGTCGCCCAGGAGCACCCGGGTAGGCCAGCAAGCACCCGGCCACGATGACGGCAGTACAGATCCCGCCAATTAGCCAGCTCTTCATTTCGCACCTCCAAACAGCTTCGCGATCCCGACCGCCAGGCCGAACCACAGCGCGCCGGCGACTACGAACAAACCGAGCAGCACGAAGCATCGAGCGATGTCCTGCTTCACTGCCACACCTCCGTCACGAACTGACCGCCTTCGCAGGGGATGTAGTAGTTCGGCGAGGTCCCGCTCTGGGGATGCGCGCTCTGGATGCGAAGGCACACGGTGCAATGCTGCGGGAAGTGGAAGGCTTCGGCGTGTCGCTTGATCGCGTCGACGCGGATCGGGTTGCGGAAGCACCAGGGGCATGGCACCCGCAAGCCCTGCCGGATCAGGAAGCGGACGATCCACTGTGGCATCTATTGCACCTCCTGGCTGGCTGGCTCGCGCTCGGCGGTGGCCAGCTTCGGGTCGAGGTCGGTAAGCCAGGCGTCGAGCGCGGCTACCTGCTTCTGCTCCTTCGGACCCTTGGGCTTCAGGATAGGCAGCCGTAGCCACATCTCGCGGCAGGCGAGGGTACGGGCGTCGAGCTCGGATGGCAGCGCCAGGCGGTCCGTCGATAGCACCTCCCCCGCCGTCAGTGGATCGGCGCCAGTCAGCTTCGAGACCAGGCGCCACCCCGACCGGAAGCCTTCGGCGGTTTCGAGCACCAGAATCGCGGCCTCGATCTTGCCCTCCTTGAACGGCCGCACGCTGGCGTAGCGCTCGTCGTAGAAGCCGTCGGCGTCGGCGGTCGCGACGATATCGGAAAGCTCGGAGACAACAACCTCCCTGCCTGCCAGCCTCGGCACGAGCGATCCCTGCCGGTCGGTAACGGTCACGCGGAACTCGGCCTTGTTGAGCTCGGCCAAAAATTCGAGCAAGTCGCCGAGGCGGGCGTCCTCCGGAAAATGGATCCGAAGCCGGATGCGCATGGCCTTCTTCTCTTCGCGGTAGAAGGCCACGTGCGCGACCTCCTCGCTGCCGACCTCGCGGGTCTGGTGCGCCCCGATCAGTTCGACCATCGCGCCGGCGAGCGCGCCGTGGAGCTTCACGGCGCCGTCGATCGAGCGCGGCAGGCCGCCGTCGTCGAAGAGCCAGTCCGCGCAGAATAACTTCGCCTCCTCGACCGTGGCGGGTGCGCTCACCACCAGGACGGGTTTGAAGAACGCCTTGGTCGGGACCAGCGCAACGTTCTCGATCTTGGCGCTTTCGAGAACCAGTGGCTTGAGTAGGTTCACGGGCGCACCTCCAGGAAGAACCCGCCCATCGCGTGGATCTCCAGCAGCTGGTCCAGCGCCGCCTGCGCGTGTTCGAACGGGCCGAAGGTGCGCGGGCACACTCCCAGCCGTAGCAGTATCCAACCGACCCCCGGCCGGTTAATGATCATAGCCATCTACTTCCCTCCCTTTTTCGCGGCGGCGTGGCGCTTGGCCGCCTCTTTCCTCTGCTTCGGGGTTGGCACAGCGAGCGCGCCCTTCGCTGCGACCTTCTTTTTCATGGCGGCCACCTTCTTCTTGCTGGCCTGCTTGCGCCGCTCGAACTCAGCCATCACCGCCGCGACCCCTTTGGCGACCGTCTTCTTGACGTCCACCTTCACCGCGGCCGCCGCGCGGTTGAGCAGGTTGGGGTGCTCCTTCTCGCGATGACCGTAGAAGTGGACGCCGGTGTTCAGGGCCGCCGCGATGATCGCACGCTCCAGCACCGCGGGGTCCTTCTCCGCGGCGTATCGGATCGCGCCCAGGCATCCGACCTTCTTGCCGTCCTCTTCCGGCATCAGATCGATCCGTAGCGTCGCGAGCAGCTCGGCCTCATCGTGGACGTCGTCGACCAGCGCTTCGAGGACCCACCACTTCGCTTCTGGCAGCGCCAGGCTAACGCGCGGAAGGTCGACCACCGTCTGCAGGAGCAGCTGGCGCCCCTGCAGCTCGGCCTTCTGGCGGGCTTCGTTGGCGCGGTGCTTCCACAGGTCGGCCTGCGACGGGCCGCCGGCGCCGAAGCGCCCTCTGCCGTGAACGTTGCAATCCTTCTTGCGGCAGATCAGAATGGTCGCGCCCACCTTGGTCTTGTAGTGGCGGCCGGCGTGGACCACGATCGCGCGCTCCGCGTGCTCGCAGCGCTTCTCGATTTCGGTTTGATCATAGACCGTGCGCTGCGGGAGATTCGAACGCTCCTGGCTGCTGGCATAGCCCAGCGAGACCAGCGGAAGCTCCTCGCCCGCGAGGGCCGCCTTGCCCGCCTGGATCTTGATGAAGTTGCGCTGCTTCTGTTCGTAGCAGCGCCGGTCCAAGCAACGGTCCTCGCTCCCCTTCAGGTCCTCGAACAGCGCCAGGTTCGCGCCCGAGCGCTTGGGGCAAGCGGTGCAAGACCCCGCCTCCGGCCAGATCTCCGGATCGTCCAGCTTCCAGGCGGCGTCCTTCAGCTCCAGGTAGACGTGGTGCCGAATCCAGGAATCAAGATCGGCCTTGCTGACGGCTGGCGGTTCCTTGGGCTTGACCCACGTGCCTTTCGCGTGGTCGAACTCGCCGCGATCGTTGTACAGCGCCTCCTTGTGTGCCAGCGACTGGTCGGCCGCCGCCAGGCGGGCGAGCAGGACCGCGTGCGAATACGGGAAGCGCTCGGCGATGAACTCCTTCTTGAGCGGTTCGATGAGGTGCAGGAGTTGGAGGCGCCGGTAGACGTAGCCGGCCTCCTTGCCGATGCGCTCGGCCAGTTCCTCGACCGTATAGCCGAAGGCGATCAGCGCGTTGTATCCCTCGGCCTGCTCCAGCGGGTGGATGTCCTCGCGCTGCTCATTCTCAATGGTCATCATTTCGAGGACCGTCTTGTCGTCGACGTCCGAGGCGGTAATGGGGAGCTCTGTGACGCCGGCGATCTTGGCGGCGCGGAAGCGGCGCGCGCCGGCGATGATCTCCCAGCTGGGCTGGCCGCCGGCGCTGCGGATTCGCTTGGCCGGATTGACGGGCCGGACCAGCAGTGGTTCGATCACGCCGAACGGATGCCCGCCCTCTCTAAGCGTTCTGATCGAGCGCGACATTTCGAGCAGGCGCGCCTGGTTAAAGTGCCGCCGCGGATTCAGCGGGCTCTCAACGAGCGAGCTGATGGCGGCGGCCGTGGGGACCGCAGTGTTCATTTTGATTTGCCTTTCAGAGAGTGGGCGATTGAATTGCCCGAGGCTGGTCCTCGCCAGAGAACGTGGGCCAGCCCCCCGCAGCTCAGTCGGTTGGTGGTTGGCCTCCCTTCTCCAGCTGCAGAAGCCTGCCGCGCGCGCCGTGGTTGGCGGGGCGCGCGCCACGAATCAAAGCCTGTCCTTCGTCGCACAGGATATGGTCGAGCAGAAAGCTGAGGCGGCGGGGCACGTCCTCAACCGGAACCCGCTGGTCGGCCATCAGCGTCAGGACGGCGGCGGCCTGGCGCGCGGCCACCCGCGCGGCCCAGGCCGACAGGAAGTCGCCGTGCTCTACATGCATAGCAGGGCCTCGCCATCGTGAAGGAACTCACACTGGACGATCGCCAGCAGTTCCCCGATGAGCAGCTCGGCCTGCGCCGGGTTCAGGTGGAACGGGTCGCGCAGCATGCAACCGTCGCCGCTCACCTGGCGGGCCAGTCGAACCAGCTGGCCTTCCGACAGCTGCAGGGCCTGGGCCATCGTAGCCACCTGCTTCGCCTGCAGGGGCGTCATCATTTGCGATCACCTCCTTTCTTCGTGGCGACGTTTTGAAGTAACCGGATGATCAGCTCGCGCAGCGTGCATCCCTCGAGTGCCGCGGCTGCTTTGGCCTGGCGAATCAGCTGCGGAGGAAAGTTCTCGACGTGCAGGGTCTTGTTGTCCATTGCCTCCGTAGCCTACCAAAGGTAGGTGCGGTCCGCAAGGAGGCTTTGGCTCGGGAGCCACAAACCTCAATGAATAGGGATCCCTTTTGGCTAGGGTTTGCCGGTTGCCGCGGAGAGCAGAAGGTGGGCGATGCTTCCGCTCAAGGCCGCAATGCCCATGATCCACCACTTGAAATTTTCGAGCGAGCGCATGCGCTCTTCCAGTTTCACGAAGTCTGATTTGGAAGGAGGCGACGCTTCCTCGAGGGTCTCACGCAGCCGCTTAAAATCATTCTGGAGCTGGCCGAGCTCGACCTCGACGGTGATCAGCGTGCGGCGGTCCTGGTTCGTGAAAGTGCTGGGGTGATCCATGGTCTGCTCATCGGGGCTCGCGGTGGCGTCGAACACAATCAACCTACTCTATCACCCGCCGTAGGAATAACTGTGAGCGCTTCCGCTGCCAGGGCAGTCGACGGGAACGCCCGAGCGCAGCGTCGCGAGCAGCTCCAGGTAGAACTCGGCGCACTGGACCGTGCGCGCGCTTACGTTCGGACCCCACAGCGCGGCGCCGACGTCGGCCGCGGTCCAGGGGAAGCTCCCGCTGCGGAGGTTGATTTCGGAGATGCCTTGGTAGTTGCTCCAGATGGTTGGCGAGACCAGCACCGCGGCGTTGGCCAGGTCCTGCGGGCTGAGCGATCCGGGAACCGGCCAGCAGGCCAGGCCCATCGATCCGACGCCGGCTGTCGCGCGCGCGACCCCGTTCACGCCGATCCCGAGGATACGGCCGAGTCCGGAAGGTCCGCCGCAGCTCGGCACGCCGAAGGTGAAGTAGTCGCCCGCCGAATCGGTGGCCTGCAGGTACGGTTGCGTGGGCTGAACCACCACGCCGTTGACGCAGTTGAAGTGCGGCCCCGCGACCGAAGGCACCCAGCCAAAGAGCGAGCCATCCCCAGCCGGGAACTGCGTCAGGACACGGCACGGGCCCAGGCGCGTGTTGTTCGTGGTTCCGGTATCGTCGCTCAGCACGAAGTCGTCGACGGTCATCCCCCCGCCGAACACCTCCCACCGAAAGCCGGCCACGCTCGGCGAAGCATAGACACCCGGCAGCTCGAAGCGGAGGACGTCCTCGATCCACACCTGCAGGACGCTGTTGGAGATGACTAGCTCCACCGACGCGTAGCTGGTCGTAAGCGCCGGCGTGATGCGGCCCACCGCGCTCCCGCGGCTGGAGTTGGTTCCGGCGCCGCCGGTGTAGACCGAGAGGTCTCCGTTGGACCGGACCGCGACGCTCGCCACGGCCGCGGCGCCGATCCGCGCCGTCAGCCACACCGCGTTGTCATAGCCCACGGTCGCGGAGGGGAGCTTCGCGGCGATGTGCATATAGAGCGTGTTGCCTACAACCGTGTTCAGGAACTCCGCGAACCCGAAGCCGGTATTGACCAGCTGCAGGCCGGACCCGCCGAACCTGCCGGCGGCCGTGGCGCCCTGGAAGAACGTGGCGCGCGCCGCATCGTACTTCGACAGGCTGTTCGCGTTGATCTGGGTGTTGTTCCACCAATCGAAGCCGTCGATCTTGCGCAGCGCCATTTCTTTATGTCTTTATTTCAGTACGTCCACTCCGCGTCCATCGACACGCCCGAGGCCTGCGCCGTCGATCCGCTGGAGACAACCCGATAGGCGGCCGTCGGAAACAGGACCTGGTTCTTGTAGAGGTACGCGAGCGCGAAGGCGGCCGGGTTGACGATGACCACCTGCGTCGAACCCGCGGGGAGCACGGGCTGCTGTCCCGGGTTGAAGATGCTGGGTCCTCCCATTCCGACCGTGATATCGAGCACCAGGTCCTGCCCGACCGGAGGCGTGGTGGCCGCGATCACCACCTGCGCCGGCTTGCCGGTGTGCTTCACGATGTAGGGATTCGTCGCCACCAGGCCGGCCGCCAGGCTGGAGCCAGGCGCCAGGACGAAGCTGGCGGTCTCGAAGCGATCGAGCGGCGGCGCGTTCTGAGTGCGCCCGACCAGGTCCTCGAACCAACCCACCCAGTTGCCGATGTCGGCGGGCGCCATCGCCGTAATGCTCCACCGCAGCGCGGACCCCTTGCCGAGGTCGACGGGGTTGTGGACCCAGTCCACCTCCGTGATGATCAGATCCATGTCGGGCGCGTTGCAGCTGGGCAGGTCGACGTGCAGTGTCTGCCCGACCGCCGCGCCAGGCTGGTCCGTCTCGGCCTTGAGGATGGTGGGGATTCCCCCCAGCTTGTTGAGCACCGCCTGGGCGATCGCATTTAAGTCGCTGATCGTCGTGATGCCCTTCACCTGCTCAACCGCCTCATAGACTCCGCTGCCGCAGGTTCCGTTGCCTCCCCCCAGATTTGGATCCGAAGGCGCGAGGGCGGCCTGCTCGGTCACGGCGGCCGTCTGTACGGTCGAGATGTAGCTCACCACCAGGACGTCGCCCGGGTTGGGGGCCGGGTCCGTCCCGCCAGGCGGGTCGGGGAAGTCCGGATCGTTGTTCGCGGCGTTGGGTGGATAGATGTAGGGCGACCCGGGGAAGCCCCAATAGACGCCGCCGATGTTGTACTGCGCACCGCCGGTTCCCATATCCACGAAGTTGACGGGCGTCCCGTTGACCGTGATCGAGACGATTTGCGACCAGTTCATCTGCAGCACGAGCGCGCCCAGCTGGAAGCCGGCGGCCTGCGCCGCGGGCTGCGGGAGCGTATACGTCTCGGTCAGCGCGACGTTCTCGGTTCCGCCGCTGGTCGGCACGGTGTTGCGATCGGAGACGGCCCACTGCTTGTTGCGATAATTCAGCAGCGTTTGCTCCACCGTCAGCTTGCGCCAGTTGGCCGACCCGTCGAAGAACTCGAAGGGGCAAGGGGGCGAGACCAGGTTGCCGGTGAAACCGAGGTCGCTGTCCATCGTAACCCACCAGATGCCGCCGACGTCGGTGGCCAGCGAATCGAACACCTGGCGCACGGTCTGGCCGTTGCAAATCAGATCGCTGGTCAGAGTGCCGAGGTCGGGAGCCACCCCGTTCACGGTGATGCCCTCGCCATTGAGGAATCCCCCGACGATTTCCAGCACCGTGGCATAGGCGTCGGCGCCGGCCGGATAGGTGGCGAAGACCACCCGGCGATCGCAGATCGAAGATTTGTCGAGCGCCGTGCAATGGTAGATCACGGCGGCGGACTGCGGCTGCAGCTCGGCCACCACATCGGACAGGCAGCCCGCGAAGACGCGCCGCCCGAAGTCCATCACCAGGCAAGTCTGCCCGATCTGCGGCGTATAGCTGTGGGCGCCGGTCTTGTCGACCAGGTCGAACTGGAGTGTGGCGCGCCCGAGGGTCTGGCTGCGGGAGCTGGCCGCGTTGATCTTCATGCGAAGGTCGCCCGAGCGGTCATAGCCCCCGATGAACATGGCCAGGCCGGAGGGGTAGGCGAAGCCGCCGGCGATCGCCGGATAGCCCCAGGCCTCCCCGCTGAGGATCGACGCCGCGAAGATGCGCTGCTTGCCGCTCGCGAGCGTCGGGCTGCCCCACGCCTCACTGGAGGGAATCCCATCGGGGTTCACGCTGATGACCAGGTGAACCTGCGGCGTGCCCCAGGCCTCGGCGCTCGCGATCCCCTGGCCGGCCAGGTCCACATTCTGGATCACGTTCAGCGTGGGGGCGCCCCAGGCCTCGGCGCTCGCGATACCTACCACCGTTAGCGGCCCCGCGGCCCCAGGCAGGCCGAAGGCCAGGAGGGAGGGGATTCCCTGGACCAGGAGCGGACCGGCCAGCGTGGGCGCGCCCCAGGCCTCGGCGCTGGCGATCGAGGAGGCGTGGACCACCGGGCCGGTTTCGGTGGCGGTCAGGCTGCCCCAGGCCTCGCCGCTGGCGATCGACGCCGGGAATATCTTGAGGCTCAGCTTGGGCGTGCCCCAGGCCTCCGCGCTGGCGATCGCCGCCGGGAATACAGTCAGGCCGAGCGCGGCCGTGCCCCAGGCCTCGCCGGAGGGAATGCTGGTGGCCAGGATCGGGCCAGCCAGCGTCGGCGTGCCCCAAGCCTCGCCGCTGGCGATCGACGCCGGCAGGATCTCATTGCCCAGCAGGATCGTCAGCGATCCGAAGGCCTCGCCGCTGGCAATTCCGGCGCCGCTGAAGTCGACGGTCTGCGGAAACGATCCGGCGTAGTTGCCGCCCCAGGGCATCCCGCCCCAGGCTTGCTGGCCCCACTCGGAGGAAGGAGGCGCGAGAGCCATCGCTCTCCTAGCTTCCCTGGGCCCAACTCAACAGGGCCATGGCGCTCGGCCAGCTGGAGTTGTTCGCCTCCACGTGGAAGCCGACCCGGTCGGGCGAACTGAGGAACGCGGTCCGCGAGACCTGGAACACCTGCAGGAAGTCGAGACCGTTGGGCGACACCGAGAAATAGAAGTTGGTCCCATCGTCGCGCAGCTTCAGAAAGAACGTGCCGACGGTGGAAACGAAAATGTACGCCTGCGCGTTGGCGCTGAAGACCGTTGGCGAGGTGTAGTTCTGGATGATCAGCGGCATGCAGCTGCCGCCGCCCTGCCCCGCCAGGTTCATCACCACGAGCTTGCCCGAGGTGTGGTCGCGGAAGTACATTCCGCAAACCGTAAAGTTCACCATCGGAACCAGCGGCTGCACGCACGCCACGATCGAGTAAGGCGTCGACGGCGCCGTGATTTCCTGGCCCTTGAGGTTGTTGCCGGAAGCCGCCGGCGTCGAAAGCAGCATCGAACCGGCGCGCGCCGTGACGGTCGCCGACCCCTGGTTCAGCCAGGCGAAGGTCGTCAGATTCGGGTTCGTCAAAGGCAGCGACGGGCCGAAGGGAATAAAACTGCTTCCATTATGCACCCACCGCACGACGTCGTCCGTCGCAGATAGGGCGTCCCCTTTCTGCCCTGAGGGAAGCGCGCCCGTAATGACCCGGCCTTGGTCCGCGCGGATCTGATCCATCGCGCCGGCGCACAGGCTGATCACGACCGTATCGTTCTGGTTGGCGTTGGCGTCGAGCGTCATACTGACCGCCCACTGCGTTCCGCTGTTGATGGCAGTGGCCTTGCCAATCGCCTTTACCGCTTTGGTCGTGACGTCGGCGATGTAGAAGTGGAACTGGTTGCTGGCAGGAAAGGGAGAGCCGGTGCTCGCGACATTCAGCACGCCCGAGCCGGCGGTGTAGCCGCCGCTGGCGACCGTGGTCGAACACTGATCGACATAAGCTTCCGGCGTGACGAGCGACACAGGCCCTCCCTTGGTCCCTTACCGCGCGAACCCGGGCAGCAGGAGCGGCGCAGCAACGATGATGCGCTGCGCAGGCGCGGGGCGCCACAGCGCGGAGTCCGGAGGCCGGAAGAAGTCGCCAGCCTTGCGGCCCAGCTCTTTCAGGGCCTCCCGCAGCTTGAAGATCTTATTGCTGCCGGTGTCCCAGGTCAGGGTGATGTCGCCGCCGTTGGGCGTGACCGGAAGGCCGGTGCCGGTGTCGATCGCGCCGATGAGCGGAGAGGTCGAGCCAGTGCCGGTGTCCTTGTACAGCACCACCAGCGCAGCCGCGGCTCCGGTCACGGCCGTGAAGGTCACGGTCGCGGCGTTGAACACGCCGAGCGTATCCGACTTGGACGCCAGGTTGCCGCTGGTCGCCACGATCGCGCCACCGGGGATGTCCGACAGGAACTGGTCGGTGTTGATCGAGAGAGTGTAGGACGCGGTGCTGACCAGGCAGACTTTGATGTTATCCGACAGAATCGCGATCGAGCCGGCGAGAAAGGCCTGCCGGCCGAGGCCATACATCTGGTTGGCCATCTTACTTCACGCCTCCGATGTTCTGGGCGGGCGGGAAGTTGGCGGGGCGGTTAGCGACGGCGGCCCGGCGTGCCGCCTCTTCGCGGGTGGTCAGCTCTTCGTGAAGCTCGGCCTGGAGCGCGCGAATCTCGGCGATCTGCCGGTCGAGCGCGACGTGGGCCGGGAGTAGTTCCTCGGTTTTCATTTCCGAGGCGGGGGTCGTTCCGTCCATCAGCCATGTCTCGTTTCTCCAGAGAGAGCGTTGCTTAAAACTTCAAACCTGCCAGCCGCAGGCGGGTGACGATCGTATTCGCGAGGTCGTCGGCCGCTTGCTGCCCGTTGATGTTGTTACCAGTCACGACAATACTAACACTCGGCTGTGGAGCGGCGGTAAAAGAGCCAGGCGAAGTGCCGATGCCGGAAGGCGCGAGCAGCCCGGTCGAGGAGGGGACGCTGAGCTGGCCCGTGGCGCGCGCCAGGGAATCGGTGGTCTGTTGGAGCTGCTGCTGGATCGCGGCCCAGCTTAACTGGCTCGCGTTGTAGCTGGCCCAGCTCGCGCCGTCGGGAGGCGGACCCACCGGGGCGCCTGCCGCGGGCTGCACAGCGAAGGACGGCGCCGGCGCGGTGCCGAGGCCCAGCTGCTGGCCGAGCTCGGGCGTTCCCGTGACCGGGCCGCCCGCGGGCTGGGCGATCGCCGCCAGCTGGTTGACCACCTGGCCGGTGATGACTCCCACCTGCGAGATTTCCTGGGCGGCGGCCGGAATCGCAATGAAGGCGGCCTGGATGACGGCGGCCGTCCGCGTGACGGTGCTCCCCATGGCCACGATCGCCGAGCTGGTCGTGTCGGCGGCCGTGGTGACCGTAGCGAGCGCGCCCGACGCGTCGGCCGAGCTGTTGGTTAGCCGGTCGACGGAGGACCGGGCCTGCCCCAGCGATTCGACCGTGGCCGCGGTGGATTCGGTTACGGCGCTGCTGGCCTGTGTTACCGCTTGAGTGAATCCGGTGCCGGAGTCCGCGAGGGCCTTGACCGCCGCATCGCTCGCCTGGCCCAGTTGGGTGGTGGACGCCCCCAGCGCAATCATGGTGGGCGTGGTCGCGGTGGCCGCGCTCACCAGACTGCCCAGGCTCACGCCGGTATCCTGCGCCTGCTGCATCATGTAAGCCAGGTCCTGCGCAGCGCCTTGCGCGGTCAGGCCCAGCCCTTCGAGCGCCGCCAGGTATTGGTTGGACTCGGTGGCGCTCAGGCCGAGCAGCTGCAGCGCCTGGCTCGCCGCGGCTGTCGCGTCCTTGGCGGTGGTGAGAGCGCTGGTATTGGCAGAGACGGCGGTCGTGTTGGCTGAGGTCGCGGCGGCGCCCTGGTAGACCAGCTGGCCCAGGGCGTTCATCTGGAAGCCGGTGGCCTTGATCGAATCGTTGTACTGCGACAGCGTCTCGAAGGCGGCGTTACCAACTTGCACCAGGCCGGCGGCGATCAGCTCGGCGCTGTTGGTAATCTGGCTGACGCCGGCCACCAACGATCCCTGAATGGCGTCGAGCATCCACCCTGTGAGCGAGGTCCCGCCGCCTCTTCCACCGCCCCCTCCGGTACCGCCACCGCCCCCGAAGGGGGTATCCATTGGGCCGCCCGATCCAGGAACACTGCCGCCCGATCCAGGGACACTGCCGCCCGATCCAGGGACACCATCGCCGGCAGCCTTCGTCGCTGATGTCGCTGCATCCGTGGCGGTCGCCGCGTTGCCGGCGGCGGTGGCCACCGCGTCCCAGGCCGTTGCCAGATTCTTTAGCAAGCCGGCCGTGGTCTGGTAGACCCCGTCCGAATAGATCAGCGCCTTGGTGGCGTTGTCAGAGGCTTGCTGGACGTCGGTCATTTTCGTGACCAGCACTTCCATGGCATCCGTTACGCTGCCGGTTTCGATCTGCGCCGCTTCGAACTCTCCGGTGAGATTGTGGATCACGGCGCCGGAATCTTCGGCCGAGGTCTGCACATCGGTCATCACAGGAATGAACTGCTGCAGCTTCCCGTTGACCGTCACCACCCCGGTTTCGATGTCACCGGTCGATTGGACGAACTCCTCCTGCGGGCCCACGCTCGCGTTGATCGCGGCGGTGTATTCGTCGGCCGAAATCTTGCCGGAGGCCAGCTGGTCTGTGAGGTCCTTGAGCGCGTCGACCTGGGTCTGATTCGAGGCGAAGGATTTGTCCACGACATCGTTGTAGGCAGACTGCGCCTTGGCCAGATTCCCCAGCGCCTCGCCCAGCTGTGCGTCGGTGGCCAGCCCCTTGTCCCACAGCGCCTGGATCGCGGTCAATGTAGCCTGCGCATTGACGAGCGTGGTGGTGAGCTTCGCGGCGGCGGCGTCGACGGCGGCGATTCCGTCCGGCGTTTTCCCGAGCGCGCCGTTCATCGCAGCGACCGCCGAATTGTAGGCGTTCTGGATCGCGGCGAGCTGCTGCTGCGTGATTGCATGCGCAGCGAAGGCGGCCGTGGCCAGATCGAGGCCGGCCTTGAGATCGCTCACCCGCTGGGTGGCGAGCAGAAAGCCGTCCAGCACCTTCTGGGTCGCCGCGTTCACCGTGGCCGCGCCAGTTCCGACCGCGACCAGGTGCGTGTCGACCTCCACCAGGCTGGTGTCGAACCCGTCCACGTTGGGCTTCGCGTTCAGGAAGGAAAGGCTCAGCGAATCGATCGCCGCCTGCACGTTCCCCGCGGAGACGCCCAACTCCTCCAGGTCCTCTTTCGTCTTGCCGTTGGCCAGGGCGTTATTGATCAGGTCGTCGGAGAACGCCTTGTACTTCTCGTCGAGCGAGGTAATCTGGCTCTCGGTGGCGAGCACGCCGGCGATCACAGCAGGGAGCGCAACGGCCGCCAGTCCGCCGAGCGTGGACGCCATGCCGCCGCCAGAATTGGCCGCCAGAGTTCCGGCCGAGGCCAGCCCCTGGGTGGCGACGACCGCATCCTTGCCCGCCCTTTCAAAGGTCGTCAAAGCGGAGGTGGCATCCGTCGCCTCATTCGCAAGATTGACCGAGGCCTTGGCCGCGGATTCGGAGCTGAAGCCCATCGTCTGCAGCAGGGAACTGATCCCTGGCAGAACCTGCCCCAGCGCATTGATCGAGAATGCCCCAGCCGCGAGCGCACCGGTGAGGGGAACCGCCCCTGCGGCGGCCAGGCCGAAGGCGACGACCGCATCCTGAACGGGCTGCGGGATCAACGCGAACTGATCGGCGATGCGCTTAACCACTGACAGGATGTCGGACCCAGCAGAAATCAGTTGAGAGACGACGGGCGCCAAGGCCGAGCCGACCGCATCAAGCACCGAATCGAACTGGTTCTTGAAATTAGTCCACTGCTCGGTCAGGTTCCCGGCGAGCGCTTCCGAGGCACCCGAATACTCGCCAAGCGCAGAGATGAGCACCTCTACCCTGTCGGTTGCATCCAGGTCCTTGAAGAACGCAGCCGCATCGCTTGCGGACACGCCCATCGCCGTGCCCAGATCGGTGAGCGTGATCTTTAGCGTCGCGAGCGTGCGGGAGGAAGCCACCCCCGACACGGCCATTCGCTCCAGCATCTCGACCGTGCCCTCGAAGCTGGTGCCGAGCACGTGCGCCGCGTCCGCGGCAGCGGTCAAAATCGGGACCGCGGCGTCGATCCCGCCGAGCGCCGGCGGGATCTGCTGCGCCAGGCTCAGGACGCTCCCAATCGGTTCGCTGAGCGAGACGGCCGCAGCCTTCAGCTTCTCGATGCTTTCCGAGGCCTGCACCTCGCTCTCTCCCAGGAACACCAGGGCGCCGCTCAGATTCTGGACCTGCTCATAGACGCCCAGAGCTTCTTTGCCGAACTCGGCCAGCCCCTCGGTCACAGCGAGCGATTCGGCAATGACGGTGAACTGCTCGGCCATTCCCGCCAGGCCGCCCTCGGCTTCCTCTGCGCTCCCCTTGACCTTCTCCTCGCTATCGGAGACCTCGCCCAGCCCGAGCGCGGCCAGGGCTGCGGCGTCGGAAATACTGGACAGCTGCTCTACGCTGGAGCCGACCGCGGCCCCCGCTTCGGTGGCGGTTTGCGAAAGGGATCCAAAAAGCTCGTCGGTGGCTTCGAGCGAGTTGGGGTCGAACAGCGAAAGCTGCTGCATGCTCTCGCTGGCGGTATCCGCCGCCTGGCTGAACAGGTCGAGCTGCGGCGAGAGGTCCTGCACCGCAGACCCGAGCGCTTGCACCGCCTGGTTCACGGGGCCGATGTCGGTTGCTTCGGCGGCGGCCTGCAGGCCCTCGAGTCCCTGGGTGGTGGACTGAAGGAAGGAATCTACAGCTGCGTACTCTTCGTCATCCGGTCCGATGCGAAGGAGGAGATCGCCGATCAGTTGAGACACGGGGCCGCACTTCCGTTCTCCAGAGAGGCGTTCGCCCTAGCTTAACCCGGTATCGTCGGTGCCACCGAAGAGCTTCGTCAACCCCCGGTACCGCTCCAGGATTCGCGCCTGGGCCTCTTCGACCGTTTCAGTTTTGGCTTCTGGCTCGCCGGCGGGGAAGATCTCTTCGAAGGCCAGCGGCAGCGGGTGCTCTTCGCGGTTGCGATGGATGTTGACGAGCATCCAGCAGACGAGCTTCGCGGGGAAGTCGGCTTCGCGCTCGACCACCGCGACGCGCCGGCGCATTAGCATATCGAGCTCGCGCAGCGTCAGCTCCCAGAACACCTCCGGCGAGAGGCGCAGATCGACGAGGGCGGTGGTCCATAGGCGGTCGAGGTCTAGTTCGCCGGTCCCAGGTTCGAGCTCGCCGTCAGCGGGTTTGGGCTTTGCTGCTCGGGCAGCGATCCGTTGAACGCCAGCGCGAAGACGTTCAGCAGATAGGGGAAGTAGGAAGCGGGCAGATCCTGGATCTGCGCGACCGTGACGTCCTCGGCCGGCGTCATGTCCTCGTTGCGCAGGCCCGCCAGGATGAGCAGCGGGAGCACTTCCTCGTCGACGCTCTGCAGCGCGCCGCCCCGCCCGAATAGGCTGCGGCCCATCTTGGCCTTCAGGCTGGTCAGGGTGGAGATGCTGTACCGCAGGAAGCGCGGTTTGCCGTCGAGTAGGTCGATCGCGACAGGAGGAGTGGGGCCAGGAGGGATGAGGCGTTTGTCGGGCATGAGCACCAGACTATCCCAGGCCGGTGCCAAAGCACAAGCGGAGACGGGCCAGAACGCGATTAAGAACCCGCCTCCGCTCGACTGCGTGTTACTTCCTAGCTTACGACGGGCCGCCGACGCCAGCTTCGAGGGTCGGCGGCCCGGAGATCTTGATCATGACGGACGCCTTGACGGACCCCTTTACCTTGAAGTCGCCGTCCAATCCAGTAACCAGTCCCAGAAAGCCGAAGCGCATCGCGGGGCTGGTCGGCAGCGCCACGCGCATATTGCGCTTGACTCGGTTTTCGAGCAGATAATCGAGACCGCCGGCATTGACGCCGGCGACCGTCGCCGTGCCGTTGTGCTCGATCGCATTCGGGTCGAACTCGAGCGGAAAGGCCACCGTCCCGCCGCTTTTAAGGGAGTAAATGAACTCGTCGTACCCTTCAGGCGAGTCCTGAGTGGTGACGTCGATCGTGGTCACGCTCTTCTTCGGGCCGGCGACGTCGCCCACGCTGGGCACCATGAAAAAGGTTTCTGGCGATCCGCCATCCCCGATCCACAGTGCAGTAGTAATCGCACTCTGTTTGACAGCCATACTTGCAGCACGTCCGTTTCTCCAGAGAGGCGAACGGTCGGGGAGCCGACCGGATCATTCGTAGCGTAACACGGGCGATGCGGCGGCCGGAGGCGCGGTCTCGCCCTCCTTGGGATGCCACTGCAACTCGAACAGGCGCCCGCAGGTGGTGCAGCGGCCGACCACCACCGCGGTCCTCACCGCCGCGCCGCAGATACAGGTGAACTCAAACATGCCTTGACCTTGGCGATCAGCGCCGGGGATTCCTGCACGATCCACTGCGGACCAGCGTTGATCTGGCGCGCGGTGCCGCCCGGGTGGATGCGCGCCACCATGATCAGCGTCTTGAGCGTGCTGGCGGTCGCCACATCGCGGCCGTCGATAAAGGCGTTGTCTTCGCCGACGTCGACGGGCTCGCCCCGCTCCTTGATCGGGAAGCGGTCGCCCTTCACCTCATCGAAGCCGCGCGCGCGCCACAGGTCCTTGGCGAACATCAGACTGGTCCCCACCGCGTAGTGATCGTCGCCGGCGTGATAGGCCCACACCACCGGGCTGGCCCGCCGCTGGTCGACGAAGTACATCTCGTTAAAGCCCGACACCTCGTGGCCCTTGAGCAGCAGCTCCTGGAAGGCCAGGCGTTCCGGGGCGCTGTAGTCGTCGTCGTCCCAGTTCGCGATCAGCGGTCCGTTGGCCAGGTCGACCACCATGTTGCGCAGCGCGCCCATGCTCGGTTCGGAGCTGCACTGGTAGTAGCGCACCCGGGGATCGGCCCAGCCCGCCACGATCCGGCCGCAGCGGTCGACGCCATTGTCGAGAATCACCAGCTCGCGGTTGGGGTAGGTCTGCTGTTGGAAACAGCGATAGGCAAGCGGCAGGAACTGGTGCCGGTCCGCCGTGGGCATGACGCACGAGATCATCGGAAGCATGAGAACTATGGTATTCCCAATCAGTCGCCCGACCCGGCGATCGCGAGCAGAAGATTGGCGAGCATCAGCAATTCTCGATCACCGTGAACTCGACGATGCGGTGAAAGAGGCGGTCCGCATCGTCGAACGGCCCCCACAGAAGGTTCAGGAGCAGAATCGACTGAATGCCAGGCTGAGCGCGCGGGACCGCCTGCAGCAGCGCGACCAGCGCGACCCGCACCGCGTCCAGCTGATCGTAGTCCTGGCCGAAGAGACTGAACTGGTAGCGGTGCGTCAGTGTGTCGCCGGCGGCGAGCGCCGGCTGGTCTTGGGTGGGCGCGAGCAGCACGCCGCTCACCTCGCTGTAGACCGCATACGGGTAAGCAACATTCTGCTCGGCCGTCACAGGGAACCAGCGGAGGCCGATAGCTGGGATCGGCAGCGGCGACGTCGTCAGGATCGCGTAGAGCTGCTGTTCGAGCGTCACTTGGCCTCGTCGAACTTGCGCATGAGGTTGACCCGCATCTCCGTGAAGAACGCGCGCCAAACGGGTTCGTTCTGCTGCGCGATGGAGACCAGATATTCGAGCAGGTCGATCTTACCACGCAGGCCCTCTTTCGAGTAGCCGACCTCCGCGCAGCCGGCCGCCTTCCGGACCATTTCCTTGTAGCCGGCGTACTTGCAAACCGTCACGTCGGCGGTCGGGCCAAATAGCTCCTTGACCTTCGCATCGATAAAATCGGCGACCCGCGCCTGCGCCTGCTCCAGCAGGACCACCGCGTCCGTCAAAGCGGGATCGGCCGGCATGGATTCGACCGCCAGCATTGCGGTTCTGATGGCGAGCTCTGGCGCGAGCATGAGTTGAACATCGTTGCGTCTCATTTGACCGCTCCTTCGACCACAGCTTTCAGGCCGTCCGCAACCTGGCTGGCGATCGCGTCCTTCAACTCATCGATGGCGGGCCGGATGTAGGGCTGCGCCGCCTGGCGGTGGCCACCGTACTCGATGATGAACGCGTGGCCGCTGCGCACCGCCACGATCGCCGCCGGCGCGCGGCCCTTCATGTACGCTCGGACCTCGATCGTATCGCGCAGGTGCGGTTCCTTGTCGTCGTGGTGCAACTCGTCGACGGGCGCCAATTCGCGCGCGCGCTCGGCCACCATCTCGGCCGCCCCCTGGAAGACCGCCAGCGCGTCGTCCGAGGACAGCGCCGTGGTGAGCGCCTGCAGGTTGGCCTTCGCCAGGCTATAGCCCTTGAGCGATCCCATGCTTTACTCCCACCTCTGATTGGCTGCCAGATCAGGCCGCGCGGCTGGCCAGTATTTTGAGCGGGGGCAGCTCGAACGGTCTCTGCAGTAGCACTTGCCGGTTACGTGGAACGCCCAGCTGGTGGGAAAGATAAATAGCGAAATCCAGGCCACCAGTCTCATTGGAGCTTCCTGCAGGTCAGCTCGACCTTGCCATAGGCCGAGGCGTCGCCGCTCACCCCGCGGATCTCGTACCAGTCGCCCGTCCACTTCAGCTTCAGCCACATCCCTTCGACCGGGAGGCGCGAGGGCATGTACTGAATCGAGATGGTCGACCAGGTTTCACCGATCTCGCGCAGCGCATCGCGCAACTCCATCCCCTGATACGGCGCCACGTTGACGAAGCCGGACCAGGCGAAGGTCTTGGTGCGCTCGTTGGCGCCCGTCGAACTCTGGGTCTGCACCACGGTGTAGAAGTCGGCGGGCTTATCGAAGCCGCCGGCATTCGACCGGACGTCGCCCTTCTTAAAGTAGCGCGGCATCTCAGTAGTACAGCTTCACGCTGGCCATCATCTGGTCGACGCCGATCGCGGAGACGTCCGATTTCATCAGCGACCCGAGCGTCGCCGCGGCGCCGTTGTCCCACCACCAGGAGATGAGCAGGCACATCGCGTTCAGAATGTTCACGTCGATCGGGAGCGTGAGTGGCGACTGGCCCGCGGTCATATAGCCGACGGTCAAACCGATCCGGATCGGGTCGGCCGTCGTCAGCACCGTCGGAGGCCAGACGTGCGCCCAGGGAAGCACCAGCTCGCAGGGCTTCCGGTTCAGGCGCGTCAGGACCTGCACGCCGGCGTCGCCCGTGGCGCCCACCACCAGCGGGTTCACGTTGCCGAGGGTGTCCTCGAACGTGAAGTAGTCGCACGATTGCACGGGCCAGATGGGAAGCCGGAAGCGGTCCTCTGCCGGGAACGCTTGATAGGCCACCTCGACCTTCTGCGTCACGCAGCGGATGCCCCAGCCGTTCTCCAGGTAGGCGCGCGCGGCGGGAATGAACAGGTTCAGCTTGTTATCGAAGTCCGTCATGTCGACGGGCAGCCGAAGGTGCTCCTTGGCCTGTTGGAGCGTAAGCGGTTCGCTGGCCGGACCCTGCAGAAGTCCGATCGAGAAGTCGCCGCGACTGATCTGCTGGGTTCCCATGGGTCTCCTCACAAAAGGGAAGGGGCCTGGCCGGGAACCAGACCCCCCGCCCCCCGACGATATCCGCGGCGCCCTCTCTGGTTGACACCGCTTCCACCCTCAAAGGGAATATAACACGACGCTCTAGCGGGTCCGCTTACTCCATCCTCAGCTGTACGATTTTCTCGTACAACTCAACAAACCCCTGGAGCGGGTTACCGCGCGTTCCCGATCGGCGCCGACGACGGCCGTCTCCAGGGGTAGCTCGCGCTCCCCCTGGTCGACGGCCCGCTCGTCGTCAACTGGTAAGGATTCCTTACGAGTTGGCTGGCCGGCCTGGTTGGGCTGGCTAGCTGACATTCGACTGGAGGTACTTGATCGGGTGCTGGCCGGCGTCCACCAGGCGGGCGTCCGCGCGGCTGAAGCCGACATAGCCAACCTGGAAGAAGTCGGCGTACCGCTCGATGAGGCGCAGCAGCGTGAAGTCCTTCACGATGCGGACCCAGAAATTCGACCAGGCGCCATAGAGCACGCACTGGTTGCCGACGGCCGGGGAGCCGTTCGTTCCCGGGTCGGGCATATCGTTGTTGATGACCACCGGCTGCCCCAGGATCTTGTCGGGCTCGTCCTCTTGCAGGGTGGTCAGATAGTCGAGAATGAGCGGGCGGCCGTTATTGTCGACCAGCTTCAGAATGTCGGCGAGCGTGTCGTCGTTCATCATCCACTTGGCGCCCATGCGATAGGCCCGGTTCACCGAGTACTTCAGGTTCACCAGGTCGTTGTACTGCGGGAGGCCGCTCTTGCCGGCGGTGCTGGTTGCGCCCAGCGTCGCATCGACAAGGATTCCGCTCGGGCCCGCGCCGTCGCTGTTGGACGTGAAGTCCAGGTTGTAGGCGCGGCCGATGCGCACCGCGAGCAGCGATACCAGCTCGGCTTCGAGGTCGATCCCGGTATCCTGCAGCAGCTCGCGCGGCATCAGGATCAGGTCCGAGCTGTACTTGTACGCCTTGAGAATCTTCTGGCCGAAAGGCACCGCCGTGTTGGTGATGACGGTGTTCTCGGTCAGGCGGCGCCCCTTGTTGGCGGTGTCGTCGGTGGTCGGCATGGGGAGATCGTTCCCCGAATCGGTGTTGATGATGCGCGGGCCGACGTCGAGCATGCCGGCGTAGTACTTCATGGCGATCTGCAGCTCCGCAAGGAAGCCCTGCGGCACGGTGTAGGCGCCGAGGTTGCCGGTCACGTCGGACTGCGCCGCGCGGCGCTCGATATCGCCGCCGGCGTTGAAGTCGCGGCGAACGACTTCGAGCGCGCTGCTCCCGAGCGCGGTGCGCTCTTCGGAGCTCAGCTGGCCAGGCCCGAACCGCAGGAAGTTGGCGAACGCCGAAAAGCGGCGGGCTTCCTTCTCGCTCAGAGTCTTCCAGTCGTGGTCGGCCAGGGGCCGCGCGGGGGCCTTGCCGTTGCCGCTGCGGGCGCTCACCAGGAAGCGCCGGAAGAAGTCCCGCTGCTCGTCGACGTCGACGCCGGTGTGGGCGGCCGTCTCGCCGCGGCGCTCCGCGATCGCCGTCTCCAGCTCGCCGAAGCTCTCTTCCCGCTTGATGGTCTCGCGGGTTTCGTTGACCTCGGCCATGATCAGATCGTAGGAGGTCGTCTCCTCGCCCGTCATGGTCCGCTTCTCGGTGCGCGCCTTCGTCACGATTACAGCAGCTTTGTCGACGGCGGCCCCGAGTTTTTGTTTCAGTTCTAGGATTCGATTCATAGTGCTCCTTCCTTACCAGTTGCGGGCAAGATCCAACTGCCGCGCGCGCATCTCCAGGTCTTGCTCCCAGGTCAGCTCGTGCGGATCTTCCGGGCCGCGCCGGAAATCTTCTAGCAGCTCGCTCAGCACCGCCGCGCCCGAGCGCACCGAAACATCGGTGCCGGTATATGCGGGGAAGGTGACCGGCGAAACGTCGAACAGCTTCACGTCGGTGAGCGTGCGGGTGATGTTGCCGTCTCCGTCCTGCGTGATCACGTGGCCACGCCGCTGGAAGCCGAAGCTACACTGGCTCACGTCGCCCCGCCGGATGCTTTTGAGAACATCGGTCGCGATGGTGGTGTCGGGCATGGGACAACGGAACGCCAATCCGACCGCGTCCTGCTGCAGCCCGAGCGTGTCGCTCGCCTTGCCCTGCTTCCGGCCAAGGACGTGGTCCTCGTTGTGGTTGTAGAGCATGCGGACGTCGTCTTCGTTCACCGCGCGGGTGAAGGCGCCAGGCGCCACCCGTTCCTTGTAGAAGCCGAGATCGGCGGTCTGGTTGAAGACGGCCGCGTGGCCAATGAGCACGGGAGGCTGGCTATCCACGCCTTCGCGCAGCTCCAGCTCTCCGCACATGAGCGTCCCGCGCAGCTCGCGCCCGCTGAGCTCGGCATTGGCCAGGGCCAGCGAGGCCAGGTAGTCGCGCTCGCTCTTCAGCTCGGGCGCGTCTTTGCCGGCGTCTTTCAGGTGGTGAGCCAGCGCATCGTAAACCGCCTTGCGATCGCCGGTGGGAATCTTCGCCCCGCCGCGCCCGCCGTTGAGCGCGGCGATTCCCGCCGAGCACGCCCGCAGGTTGGCGGCGCCGACCGCGCCGGCGTCGCTCACCATGTGGTGCGGGAACTTATAGGCGCCCTTGGTATCGGGGTCGCCGTTCGGATCCACCCACGCGTACATATCGCGATAGGCGGCCTTATCGTTGGCCTTCAGCCGTTTCTCATTCGCTCCAGCGTCCCAAGCGACGTCCGTCGTCGCGGAGTGTTTGTAGGGGATTGCAGGCATGCTTACGCATCGCTTCCTCCAGAGAGTTTCTTTTGGGCCTTCTTCTGGGCCGCTTTCTTAAGAGCAGCGGCCTTGGCGGGATCGACCGCGGGATTGGGCGCCGGCGGCGCGATCGCGGGATTCGGTTCGGGCTCGTTGCCCTCGTTCGGATCGTCCTCAACGGCGCCGGGGTCGTCGGGGTCGTCGTTCGGATCGGTCTCCGGTGAGGTGCTCGTCACCTGCATATTGAGCGGCGTGAGGAACGTATCCCCGCCCTCGATCCGGTTCAGATTCTCTTCATCGAGAATCATGTTCTGCGAGAGCCAGCCGCCGTTGCGCCCGATGTTGTAAGCGGTGTACCGCGAAATCTTGTCGCCGCGCGCGATCGAGTCTCGGCTGAACTCCAGGAAGATGGTCTGGCTTTCGGATTCCGACAGGCAACTGACGGTGAGCTCCTGCTCCCAGTTCGTCATCCAATCGGCGAGACAATCCTGGAGGAACTCCATCGACTGGTGCTCGATGTTCGAGAACGTAGCGCGGGCCAGCTCCGCGATCTTGTGCGGCGGGACGCCGAACAGCCGCGCTACATCGATCCCCTGGAACTGGCGCGTCTGCAGGAACTGCATGTCCTCGGGTGGGACGCCCACCTCGTGGTACTTCATCCCCTCTTCGAAAATGCCGACCCGGTGCGCCCCGTGCAGCCCCTTGTGCATATCCTCGAAGCTCTCGCGGATGTTTTGCTTCGAGACGGGGGTGAGCTTGCCCATCACCTCCAGATAGCCGCCTGGCTTGCCGCCGGCGCCGAAATAGCGGGCGCCGTATTCCTCGGCCGCCAGGCCCAGGCCCAGCGACTGCCGCGCCGCCTTGATCGGCGAGAGGCCCATGATGCCGTCCGTCTCCAGGCCGCGCAGGTGCAGCATGTAGGCGCTTGGCAGGATGTAGCTGCTGCCGTCCGGCCGCTGGTAGGTGTAGATCAGGCTGGCCGCGGTGCCGGTGACCCGCATGCGGTCGGGGCGCAGCGGCCAGAAGCGCTGGATCTGGCCCCGCCCGTTTTCCTCGAAGAGCGCATAGGCGTTGCCCCACAGCAGCAGCCAGGTCTGCATCAGCCGCCGGAAGCGATACGCAGAGAGCTTCACGACGTCGTTGGCTTCGCGGTGGAGCAGCGGCCACAAATAGTGGTTGGTGGCCTTGGTCTTACCAATATCGGGCACGCGCCGGTAAACGTTGAGCGGGCACTTGGCCAGGGCGCCGGCGATCAGGTTCACACACCGCCACACCGCCATGAGCTGCAGCGCCGTGATCTCGTTCACGCTCTTGCCGGCGTAGCCCTCCTGGGTTTCGAAGATGCGGTCCCAGGAGGTGCGCGGGTTTTCGAGGCTCGACCCGGGCGCCTGGCTGGGTTCATCGGTGCGGCGGGCGAATGGAGGCGGGGGCAGAAAGCCACCCGACAAGCTACCAAGCGTCTCGATCATAGGACCAGGAGGCCTCGCTTCTCGTAGACGGAACCGCCGTCGTAGAACACCGCGCGCGACAGCGCCATGATCAGAGCGACCATTCCGTCGATGCGCTTGCCGGAGGTCATTCGGTTGGGCTTGACCGGCCGGATATTGTCGTTATCGTCCTGCTTCATCCGCAGGCAGCGGCAGTTCCACGTCAGGATCGCGTGCCCCGCGTGACGCAGCCGCTTCTGTAGCGCGAGTTCCATCAGCTTCTTGGACGGTTCGGACAGGTGGG